AATGCAAGACCCAAATCGATATGACGCTTTAAGTGATGAAATCATGCAAGCCTATCAAGAGGGTCGGGTTCGTTAAACTTTAGGAGATTTAATCATGGCATATCCAACACCAGCGGTAACAGTAACAACCGCAGCAACGTTCATTCCAGAAATCTGGTCTGATGAAATCATAGCCGCTTACAAGAAAAACCTTGTTTTGGCTAACATCGTAATGAAGATGAATTTCAAAGGTAAGAAGGGCGATGTGGTTCACATTCCCGCACCTACCCGTGGTTCAGCTTCAGCAAAAGCGGCATCTACTGCCGTAACTCTGATTGCCGATACTGAGACAGAGATTCAAGTGTCTATTAACAAGCACTTTGAATATTCACGTTTCATTGAGGACATCGTTGAAGCACAAGCCTTAAACAGCTTGCGCCAGTTCTACACTGCTGATGCGGGCTATGCGCTTGCCAAGCAAGTAGACACTAGCTTGATCCAATTGGGTCGCTCATTCAATGGTGCTACTGTCGGTACTAACGACTATGCAACTTCTGCAGCTACTACCAAAGCCTTTATTGGCGGTGATGGTACGACTGCTTACAATAGCTCTTCATCCAATGCTTCCGCTTTGACTGATGCCGCTATTCGCAGAACCATTCAGCGTTTGGATGACAACGATACTCCTATGGACAATCGTTTCTTTATCATTCCTCCTTCAAGCCGCAATACGTTGATGGGTCTTTCCCGTTACACAGAACAGGCTTTTGTGGGTAATGGTAATGCCATCCGTACTGGTGAAATTGGTCAACTGTATGGTATTCCTGTGTTCACATCTAGCAATGCTGATACTGGTGCGGGCAACTCCACCACAGATCGTATCTGCTTGATGGGTCACAAGGACTCTATGGTTTTGGTTGAGCAAGTTGGTATCCGTTCACAAACTCAGTACAAGCAAGATTACCTTGCTACTTTGTTTACATCTGATACTTTGTATGGTGTTGCCGCACTTCGTGCAGCAGCCTCCACTGGTGCAGCTTTGTCTTCTAGCGCATATGCGTTAGCAGTTCCAGCCTAATAGTTGCCTTTTCCCCTCGCCTTAATCGGTGGGGGGATTTTTTACATCAAGGAGATTTATTATGGCAGCAGCAACAGCAGTAGTTTCCCGTAGGGGAACTGACCAATTCCGAGGTCTTTTTTCGGATACTTGGTCTGTAACAGCAACACTTAACGCTTCATCTTTAGCTGATGGCGTGGGTGAAACAAATACCATTGCAGTACCTGGCGTGAAGCTAGGCGACATTGTGATGAACATCAGTATGGGCGTGGATGTCTCTGGCATTAGCGTTACACCTTATGTCTCAGCAGCAGATGTTGTCTCTATTCGTTTCCAAAACGAATCGGGCGGTACTTTGGACTTAGCAAGCACTACAGTTCGGTGCGTAGTGGTTCGTTTGGTATGATAAAAGGGGGCTAATACCCCCCTTTTTTTGGAGTTTTTATGGCTACTTTTAGATGTTTACAGTCTGGTACTGAAGTCACTTTTACCTATCAGTATGATATTGATAGCATGAAAAATCATCAAGGATACGTTCTTGTTGAGGAAACTCCAAAGGAAGACAAACCTAAGTTGGGCAGACCAAAAAAAGAGGTTTCAAATGTCGGAAATTGATCCACGAGAATTTGGTAAACTTGAAGCTCAAGTTGAGTCTTTACAGGTAGAAGTTCAAGCACTTCGCCAAGATATTAAAACGCTTTTAGAAATGGCAAATAAATCTAAAGGTGGCTTTTTCGTTGGAATGGCTATCGCCTCTGTTATTGGCGGTATCATTTCTTTTGTTGCAACCAAGCTAGTTCGATAGGAAAAACCATGAAAAAGACACAAACGTACAAAAATGAAAGTAGTGCTTTAAAAGATGCAAAGAAAAAGGGTGCGCCAAGCATTACTTTTATGATTGCTGTGGGTAAGCCTAAAACTAGTCCAATGCCCATGCGTGGTCAGCGTACTGCTACCAACATGATGAAAAAATCTTCAAGGGGTAAATAATGCCATTAGCTTCTCCAATTACTCTTTTGAGTGCCGTTACTGCAACTGGTGCATCAACCGCAGTTCAAGTCGACCCTGGTCAACCCGCATTCCTACAAGTCTCAGGCATCACAAGTGCTACTGTTGCTTTGCAAGGAAGTCTTGACGGGGTAACATATTCAACGATTGGTACGGCCTTAACTGGTGATGGCATTGTTACTGTGGCAAATGCGCCTAAGTATTTAAGAGCTAATTGCACAGTCTATGTGACTGGAACAATCACAGCAAAGGTTTTGTACTGATATGAAAAAAACTAAAGCCGAAACTAAGATTAGCAAGGTTATGAAAGAGTATGGTGCGGGTATGTTGCATTCTGGCTCTAAGAAAGGCCCTGCTGTAACTTCTAAGAAACAAGCCATTGCCATTGCTTTAAGTGAAGCTGGAATGAGCAAACCTATGAAGAAAAAGAAATGAAACAAGGTCTTTACGCTAACATCCATGCCAAACAAGAACGCATCAAAGCGGGTTCTAAGGAAAAGATGCGTAAAGTTGGTTCTAAAGGTGCTCCTACTGAGGCGGCATTTAAGCAAGCAGCTAAGACTGCTAAAAAGAAATGACCTTAAAAGCGCATCAAAACCCCAAAGGGGGCTTGAATGCTAAAGGCAGAGCATCGTATAATGCAGAAACTGGTGGAAATCTAAAACCACCCGTCAAATCGGGAGACAACCCTCGCAGGGCATCCTTTCTAGCACGAATGGGCGGCAATTCTGGCCCTGAGATGAAAGATGGAAAGCCTACCCGACTTTTACTTTCTCTTAGAGCTTGGGGCGCAACGTCCAAGGAAGACGCTAAAGCCAAGGCTAAAGCGATCTCTAAGAGGAATAGTAAATGAGGCCAGTATCAGTCGGAGTTAGCCCAACAGCCAATACGTTAACAACTGTTTATACAGTTCCTACGGGTTATTACGCCAAGTTTACTGTGATGTACATTCACAATACTGGTGGCTCGACTAAGCACATTACTGTTCAATGGTATGACGCAAGTGCTGCCACAACACTAGATATTCTTACTTCTTACGACTTTACTTCAAAGCAATACCTTCAGTTTGATGGCAATGCTTATATCGTTTTAGAAGAAGGCGATAGAATTCAGATTACTACTCAAAGTGCAAGTACATTCAGTTTTATTGCTACATTTGAGGTTCAAGGAGCGCAAAGAACATGACCTACTTAGAACTTGTTAACGATGTGCTAGTTCGCTTGCGTGAAAGCACAGTATCTACTGTTGGCGAAACAACCTATTCTTCTTTGATTGGCAAGTTTGTCAATGATGCTAAGCGTCAGATTGAGGATTCCTTTAATTGGAATGTTCTTAGCACAACAGTGACTATCACAACTACTGCGAACACACACGCATATTCAATGACGGGTGCGGGTCAGAAGTTCCAAGTTAACGATGCTATTAACTCAACAAGTTTTATTGGTTTAAAAAATATTAGTTTTGTGGACATGAACCGCAAACTAAATTTTGGCACTCCATCAACTGGTATACCTTCTGAATTCACCTTTGATGGTGTTGATGGTAGTGGAGACACTAAAGTAGAGTTATTTCCAATTCCTAATGGGGTCTATACAGTCATGTTTGACTTGGCTGTACCGCAAGCAACTCTGTCATCAGACGCTACATCTGTAAAAGTATTAGATTATTTGGTTGCCCAAAGTGCTTATGCAAGGGCTTTGATTGAGCGTGGTGAGGATGGAGGAACTGCCTCTTCCGAAGCCTATGCTTTGTTCAGGGGAATGCTCTCGGATGCCATTGCACTCGAAGGTACTCGCTATGTAGAAAACAACTTTGAACCTGTCTAATGTCTAAGCCTCTACAAAGTTACAGTCTTTCAGCACCAGGCTTTTATGGCCTGAACACTGAAGATTCTCCCCTTGATTTAGGGGCTGGCTTTGCCTTGGTTGCTACTAACTGCATCTTGGATCAATATGGTCGTATTGGTGCTAGAAAAGGTTGGTCAAGGGTTAACTCTTCCTCTGGCAATCTAGGCGCTAATGATGTTGGTGTTATCCATGAGTTAGTCCAGACTGACGGGACTCTTACAGTTCTGTTTGCTGGCAATAACAAGATATTCAAACTTGGTACTGCTAATGCGGTTACTGAGTTGACCTATGGTGGTGGCGGTTCTGCTCCTACTATTACCGCATCTAACTGGCAATGTGCCTCTTTGAATGGCATTACATACTTCTTCCAAACAGGTCACGATCCACTCATTTATGACCCCGCAGTAAGTACAACTACTTATCGCAGAGTGTCAGAGAAGTCTGGTTATGTAGCTACAGTTCCTCAAGCCAATATCGCTATTTCAGCATTTGGTCGTCTTTGGGTAGCTAACACTTCTACAGATAAGGTCACTATTAGCTTCTCTGATCTGATTGCAGGTCATGTCTGGGGGGGTGGAACTTCAGGCTCATTAGATGTCTCCCGTGTATGGCCTAATGGTGCAGATGAAGTCATGGGTTTGGCAGCTCACAATGATTTCTTGTTTATCTTTGGTAAACGACAAATTCTTGTTTACTCAGGTGCTTCTACTCCTGCATCTCTTGTTCTGAGCGACACAGTAGGCTCTATTGGGTGTATCGCAAGAGATACGATTCAAAGCATTGGCTCTGATGTTGTGTTCTTGTCTGACTCAGGTGTTCGCTCTTTGATGAGGACGATTCAAGAGAAGTCTGCACCTCTGAGAGATTTGTCTAAGAATGTTCGCTTTGATCTGAACTCATCATTGGCGGGTGAGACATTGGCTAATCTAAAGTCTGTTTACTCAGAAAAAGAAGCCTTTTATCTGCTTGTTCTACCCGCTACCTTCCAAGTTTATTGCTTTGATACCAAACAATCTTTGCAAGATGGTTCTTCACGGGTTACTAAGTGGGACTCTATTTCTCCAACATCATTGCGGTCACTCAGAAATGGTGATTTGTACATTGGCAAGAATGGGTATATCGGCAAGTATGGTGGTTACTTAGATGACACATCTACTTACAGATTTGCCTATTACACCAACAATGCTGACCTTGGCAACCCTAATCAGATTTCTGTTTTAAAGACTATTTCAGCAATTGTGATTGGTGGCTCAAACCAGTTCTTAACGATCAATTGGGGCTTTGATTACTCAGGTGCTTATGAAGCACAAAACGTCTATATCCCTACCCAAGTTAGTTATGAGTATGGAACTGCTGAATATGGCACTGCTGAGTACACAAGTGGTATTCCAATTAAGACTTTAAGAGCCAATGCCTCTGGTGCGGGAAAGATTGTCCAGACTGGTTATGAGACAACCATCAATGATGTTGCATTGTCTTTGCAAAAGATTGAAATTCAAGCCAAAGATGGCAGAACAGCTTAAGGAGAATTACTTTGAGTAACTATACAAAAACAGTAAACTTTGCGACTAAAGACAACTTGTCGCCTGGCAATCCTCTAAAGATTGTCAAAGGCACTGAGATTGACACTGAGTACAACAACATTGCTACTGCTGTTGCGACAAAGACAGATAACTCTGCTGCCGCAATTACAGGCGGTACTATTGTTGGCATTACCGATCTAGCGGTAGCTGATGGCGGTACGGGTGCTTCTACAGCGGCTAATGCACGAACTAATTTAGGCGCTGCGGCTAGTGGCGCTAATAGCGACATTACTTCTATAACAGGTCTTACAACAGCGTTGACAGTTGCTCAAGGCGGTACTGGCGTTGCAACTTCTACAGGTACAGGTTCTGTAGTTCTGTCAAACAGTCCTACTCTAGTGACTCCCGCCTTGGGAACACCCGCATCTGGCACTTTGACTAACGCAACGGGTCTGCCGATCTCAACAGGTGTTTCAGGTCTTGGTACTGGTGTAGCGACATTCTTGGGTACGCCATCATCTGCTAACCTAGCCTCTGCTGTAACAGATGAAACTGGTTCTGGTGCTTTGGTGTTTGCCAATAGCCCAACTCTGGTTACTCCTGCTCTTGGAACGCCCTCTAGCGGTACTTTAACCAATGCTACTGGCTTGCCTATCAGCACAGGAGTTTCTGGTCTAGGAACGGGTATAGCAACCTTTTTAGCGACTCCTAGTTCAGCAAATCTTGCTTCTGCGGTTTCTGATGAAACAGGCACAGGGGCTTTGGTCTTTGCTAACTCTCCTACATTAGTGACACCTGCTTTGGGTACACCTGCTAGTGCGACTTTGACAAACGCTACAGGATTACCTTTGTCTACTGGTGTAACAGGAAATCTGCCAGTTACTAATCTGAATTCAGGAACATCTGCAAGTGCATCTACCTTTTGGCGAGGCGATGGTTCTTGGGCAACACCATCTGGAAGTGGAACAGTTACAAGTGTTTCGGTTGTCTCTGCCAATGGTTTAGCAGGAACAGTAGCTACAGCGACATCAACTCCCGCTATTACCTTATCAACATCAATTACAGGTGTTCTTAAAGGTAATGGAACGGCAATATCTGCGGCTACTGCGGGTACTGATTACGTTGCTCCTAGTGGTGCATTGGGAACTCCATCTTCAGGCACATTAACTAATGCGACAGGTCTTCCAATATCAACTGGTGTATCAGGATTAGGAACTGGTGTTGCAACTGCATTGGCAGTTAATGTTGGCTCATCGGGAGCGCCAGTAGTCAATGGTGGTGCTTTAGGCACTCCATCTAGCGGTACTTTAACCAATGCTACTGGTTTGCCAATTTCAACGGGCGTGTCAGGATTAGGGACAGGTGTTGCGACTTTCTTGGCGACTCCATCTAGTGCCAATTTAGCTTCTGCGGTTACAGATGAAACAGGATCGGGTTCTTTAGTCTTTGGGACATCACCAACTCTGACAAACCCAACTGTCACCAACTATGTTGAGACTCCATATTCAGCCAATAGTTCTACTGCGATTACTTTAGCTTTGACTAATGGAACAGTACAAATCATTACCCTGACAGCAACTACAACTATTACGATGCCAACGGCTACAAGTGGCAAGTCTTTTATTCTTTTGTTAAAACAAGATGCAACAGGCTCACGCACAGTCACTTGGACAACAGTTAAATGGCCTGGTGGTACTGCACCAACAATTACAAGTACAGCATCAAAGCAAGACATTTATTCATTCTTTGCTGATGGAACTAATTGGTATGGCACGACAGTTGGTCAGAATTACACACCATAAGGACTGATAAATGTTTGCCGCATCTAAAACAGCTTCAGTCTCTGCCGCAGCACCAGATGGTCAGTTTAACTACGTCACTATGTTATTGCATGGTGATGGGACTAATGGCGCACAGAACAATACATTCTTAGACAGCAGTACAAACGCATTTAGCATCACCCGAAACGGCAATACAACCCAAGGTTCTTTATCGCCTTATGGGTCTAATTGGTCTAACTTCTTTGATGGTACTAGTGATTATTTAAGTATTGCAAACAATGCCGCTTTAAATATGGGCACTGGGGACTTTACTGTTGAAGCATGGATAAATATCAGTAATATTGATTTTAGATGTATTATTTGCTTAGGACAATATAACAATGGTGCTGGTGTTTTAAGAATTACTAATTCTGGAAATCTTCAATGGTATTGGAATGATGCGTCTTTTATTGTTACAAGTTCAACCACAGTAACAGTTGGTGTATGGAGTCATGTTGCTGTTGTTCGTTCAAGTGGAACAACAAAGTTATACATCAATGGAACAAACTCAGGTTCTGGGTCTGACTCAAATAGTTATTCAAGCACTTATCCAACATGGGTTGGTTCTGAAAATCAAGGGTCTGTTGAAAGTCCTTTTCATGGCAACATCTCAAATGTTCGTGTTGTAAAAGGGACTGCTGTTTACACAAGCAATTTCACACCTCCAACAAGTGCATTAACAGCAATTTCTGGAACTTCTTTATTGACTTGCCAAGCAAATCGTTTTCTTGATGCGTCATCTAATGCTTTTGCCGTCACAAGAAATGGCGACACAAGCGTTCAACGCTTCAACCCATTTGGTACTTCTACCGCCTACTCTACAAGCGTGATTGGTGGGTCAGCGTACTTTGATGGTAGTGGGGACAACATAACAACATCTGGTACTGGAAGTTTTAACCCAAGAAGTACCTTTACTGTTGAGTTCTGGACTTATCCAATTACTAACAGCACAGTAACTTGGATTAACTCCAACACAGACAATTATTTTTATATTGAGACTAATGCTGGCACTCTTTATATTGGTGATGGAAGTTTAAACACAATTAGCACAACGCCTCCTCCATTAAATCAATGGACTCATTTAATGTTGTCTTTTGATGGAACAACATACAGGCTGTTCTACAACGGGGTTTCACAAGCAACTTCAACAAATTTGCTTGCTAGTAACACAATAACTGTGTTTAAAGTTGGTCAGAAGAATGATGGTAATCGTTCTTTTAACGGCTACATAACCGATATGCGAGTGCTTGTTGGTACTGCTTTGCAGACTTCAACATTCACGCCTCCAACTGCACCGCTAACTGCAATTACTAATACGACTGTATTGCTTAAATTTCAAAACGCAGCAATCTTTGACAACGCCATGATGAACGACTTAGAAACTGAAGGTGTTACTCAGATTTCTACAAGCGTGGTGAAGTTTGGTACTGGTTCAATTTCTTTTAATGGCAGTCGTTTAGTTGTTCCATCAGCACCTACTCTTATTTTTAATGGCAATTTCACTATGGAATGTTGGTTCTATCCAACTACATTAACTGGAAATGATGGAATATTTGCATCATCAGGTCAACGCTTTGGTTTGATTAGAGTTGGTGATTCTATTTATTGGTTAGGCTCACCTGATGTTGCTGGTAGTTCTGGAACTTTAACTGTTAATACTTGGCATCATATTGCTGTTTCTCGCTCAGGTAGCACATTAAGACTTTTTGTAAATGGTGTTTTAGGCGGTAGTGGAACAACAACACAAGTTAATAGTTCAAACATTTGGTATGTTGGAAGTAATCAAGGCAATGAAAATTTAGAAGGTTATATTGATGACCTACGAATCACCAATGGATACGCTCGTTACACAGCTACCTTTACCGCCCCAACATCAGCATTCTCAGATACAGGCCCATATTAAGGAACATCATGCAAATTGCAATCTTAACTAGCCCCATTACAGTAGGGGATTATCGTGAACTGTTTAGCAATACATCATTCAACGCTAACGGCCCAAGTGATGAATTCTTAACTGCCAACAATGCCAAGAAGGTCAATGCCTTTAAAGCACACGACAGTCTGACTCAGAAGTTGGTTTCATGCTCTGCCTATGACGATGGTGCATTTGTTTCTGTCGTTCAAGTGGCTGACCTAAGTGCTGAAGAAATCCAAGCCGCCAAGGATTCTGCAATGGCACAACTGAGAGCCACACGCAATGCTTTATTGCTTGCTTGTGATTGGACTCAGATTGCTGACTGCACCATTCCTAAGAAGGCTGAGTGGGCAACATACCGCCAGACATTGAGAGACTTTCCATCGACTGTTTCTGATGCAAGATCGACTATCACTTGGCCTCATAATCCTGATTGGGTTGAGCCAATTGGAATAGCGTAATAAGGAGCAATCATGGCAGCGACTAACCAACAAGTTCTAGATTTTTTATTGTCATCACCTAATTTAAGTGATGCTGATATTTATTCTTTCATGCAAGAAAAAGGTGTTTCTGCATCTCAAATTTCTAATGTCACAGGTGTTCCAATATCAGAAATTTCTTCTCGTGTTGAAGCAATTGCCCCACAAAATGTACTTGGTGGTACGATTTTGGCGGGTGACAGTTGGTTAGCGGGAGAAGAGAAAACTGCTATTGCTAAAGAAGCATTTGGCGAAGATGTAACCAATGTTGCTGTTGGTGGATTTAAGACTCAAGATGCTTTGGATCAGTTAAATAGCTTTCTAAACAAGGGTGGTGTTTTTAAAGCAGGTTCTACTGTTGTCTTAGATATTGGTGGTAATGATCTTTTGCAAGGTGTTAGCAGAAATACTGTTAAGAGCAACATAGATCAAATGCTATCAATCTTTGAGCGTGAAGGCGTAAAGGTTGTTCTATCTGGTGCGCCAGCAGTAGGTTCTGTTTCAGACGTTACTTCAAGCAATAACTTGAAGATGGACTCTTTGTATAAAGAAGTTGCTCAAGGCTATGACAACGTAACTGTAGTTGATGCCATGTCTGGTTTACTGAACAGTAAAACTTTGGTTGATGCGTCAGGATTCCACGTTAACACAGCGGGTCAAACTGAGTTTTTAAACCAATTAGCAAGTGCAACTAACACAAAAGCTACTCCTACTGAAGTTGTTGCTGAGATAACACAACCACAGAAAGACTTGGCTTTAACCACAGAAAACATCAATAAATTAGCGGCTCAAATTCTTGCTCAAAACACAACTGGTGCATGGTCTGGTGGATTGCCTCCTGAGACTTCTGCTTTGTATATGGCTAGCGACTTAGCCAAGAGTGGTGTTACTGATATCAACCAAGTTGGAAAAGGAACAGACGGGATCATCAACAAACTTACTGGTGAAAAACTTGTTTCTGGTTATGCAGAAAGAACTAAAGGAAACCTTTGGTCTGGTTCTTACTCTGGTGTGGGAAACACGGGTTTTGGCGTTGAGTTTGATGAGGGTGGAAAGCCTATCTTCTTTACACAAGGCGCATCTTCTAGCACCTTAAAGAAAGACTTGCTTAAACTAGCGGCTGTTGCGGGTGCGGTTTATGGCTTGGGTGGCTTTGAAAGTTTGCTTGGTGGTCTTGGTGCTACTGAGGCCGCAGCATTAACTGCGGGAGACTTAGCCATAGGCGGTGGTGCTTTGGCGGGAACGCCTTTTACTGCGGCACAACTAGCTGGTTTTACAGCAGGAACAGCGGGTACAGGATTGTTATCTGGCGGCAGTTTGACAGCGGGTTTAACAGCCGCAGATATTGCCGCATTAGAGGCGGGTTTGCCATCAGGATTAGGTAGTCTCACGGCAGGTATAACAGCGGCAGATATAGCGGCATACGAAGCCGCATTGCCATCAGGATTGGGAAGTTTAACAGCGGGTATTACAGCCGCTGACATTGCGGCAGCCGAAGCGGGATTGCCTGGATTGACAGCGGCACAACTTGCGGCATTGTCTAGTGGAGGGTTGTTAAGCGGTGGTAGTCTAACAGCGGGTTTAACGCCAGCTCAAATTGCGGCAGGAGAGACTGCATTAACAACAACAGCGGGAACAACTGCTGGATCAAAACTATTAGCCGATACTCTTACAAAAGCAGGTATTTCAACTGCGGTAAATAGTGTTCTTGGTGGTGGAACACCAAACCTCAGTAACTTGTTTTCTGGTGGACTAGGAACAGCAGGTAATCTGCTTCAGATGCAACAATCAAGGGAAGCGGCTCAACAAGCCCAAGCCCGTATTGATGCTGAGACTGCTGCGGCTAAGGCTGCGGCTCAGTTTAGACCTGTTGGCATGACTACTCGCTTTGGTACTTCACAATTCCAAACTGATCCAGTAACAGGTCAATTGATTAGCGCAGGTTACACACTAAGCCCTGAAGCTAAAGCCCAACAAGACAGGTTTGTTGCCTTGTCAAACCAAGGATTAACTCAAGCAGAAGGCGCACAGGCTCAATTTGCACCATTGCAGACGGGTGCAACAAGTTTGTTTACTCTTGGTAACAAGTATCTTGCCCAATCACCACAAGATGTTGCTCAAAATTATCTTGCTCAACAGATGGCTTTGTTGCAACCAGGCCGTGAGTTAGAGTTTGCTAATCTGCAAACCAAATTGAGAAATCAAGGTCGTCAAGGTTTGTCTGTAGCTCAAGGCGGTGATTTAGGTGCTACTACTCCTGAGTTACAGGCTTTGTTTAATGCTCGTGCTAGACAAGAGGCTGAGTTGGCGGCTAATGCTCAACAATTAGGTCAAAGAGATGTCTTGTTTGGTTCAAGTCTATTAGGTCAAGGTGCTCAAGCTATGGGTCAATACTATGGCGGTCAACAAGCCTCTTACGCTCCTTATACGACTGCAATGGGTCAGGTTCAAAATCTTGAGGCTTTGGGACAACAGCCATTCACTTTGGGTACACAACTTGGTCAAACAGCATCAAATGCGGGTGCAAGAGTTGGTCAATTAGGTTTAGAAGGTGCTAGATTGAGTGCTGGTTTAGCAACAAGTGCTGATGCAACAAGAAACCTTGGCGCTCAAAGTTTGATTGCGGCAGGTAATCCTAATGCTATGTTTGGTCAGTCATTAAATAATATGTTTAGTGGGTTATTTAATAATCCACAAGGCAGTTTGACATCGGGCTTAACGCCTTCTTCAGTTGCGGCATCAGAAGCTGGGCTGCCTATTGACTATAATTTTCTTTACAGTTAAGGATTCATCATGGCAGAAAATATCGTAGCGGGTCTGTTTGGTATGACTCCACAAATGTATCAAAACCAACAATATGGGCAAGACTTAAATCGTGGCATTGCATTGGCACAACTCTCGCCTGGTGCTGCGGCACAAGCGGGACTTCAGGCTAGTGTTGGTCAACTAGGTCGTGGCTTTGCGGGTGCTATGGGCATAGAAGACCCTCAGTTAAAGTTAATTAGTGCTAGACAACAAGTTTTTGGACAGATAGATCAATCTAACCCTGAATCCATGTTGCAAGGCATAAAAATGCTAGGACAAATGGGTGACAATCAAGGTGCTATGGCTTTGGCAGAATACTATCGTAAAGCTCAAGGTGAGATGGCTCAAGCTGAACAGCGTTTGGCGGCAAGTAAAGCATCTTTGGCACAGGCGGCTCGTGAGCGTCAACAGGCAACTCCCAACGATATTCAGATTGCCAATGAGATTGCTACTTTGGAAGACACGCTTGCTCAAATTGAGGGTCTACCAGCAGACCCAGAGCGCACTCGTGCTAAGAATTTATTAAATACTCGTTTGACAGAGTTACGTAGATTAACAACTAAAGGTGAAAAAGCAGATACAAAAACTGAAATTCAAAAACTTCAAGAATATGCCGCTACATTGCCAGAAGGTTCTCCTCTTTTAGCTCAAGTTCAAGCGGTAATTAAGGCAAAGGCTGAAGCAAAAGGCACTACTATTACCAATGTGTTGCCTGGTGACAAAACTTTGGCTGATATTCCTGCATTTAGGGCTAGTGTCCAACGCACGATTGATCCTCAACTTAAAGCAGTAACTGCTGCTGATAATGCTTTGGAAAATATCCAAGACTCTATCAATACAAATAACTTTGCCTCTTTTAGGGCGGCACAAACACAATTTGCTAGGGCTATTTCTGGTAGTGGTGATTTGAGTCAGAAAGAATTGTTAGCGGCTGGCGCTGATCCATCATTGCTTGGTGGGACTGCGGATTATGTGGCTAGATTATTTACTTCTACTCCAACTCTTGATACACAAGAAAAAATCAAGAAGACACTTTTAGCCATTAAGAAAGTTTCTACAAATAAAGCTAAGACTGAGATTGAAGCACAGCGCAAAATTGCTTACAGTAATCCTGGCTATGACAAGGCTCGTGTTGACCAAGCTCTTGATTTTCCTGAGTTTGTAGGTGCTGGTGGTGCAGAAAAGAAAACTAATACCAGAACATTAAAAAGCGGTAAAGTTGTTACTGTTGTTGAAGAATAAGGATACATCATGGCGGTTTACGAAATTGATGGTAAGCGGTATCAAAGCGATACACCTTTAACAGATGTCGAACTAGAGGAGTTATCTGGAAAGCCAACTCCTTCTATGGGTGCGGTGGTTGCTGAGTCTGCACGAAAAGGTTTGGCAAGTAGTGTTGGCACTACTTCTGGTCTTGCTAATTTACTATTTTCTGCTTTGGAGCGTACTGGTATAAACCCATTAACAATGGGGATGAGAGCTTCTGGTGGAACTGTTGCTCCTGCACCAACAGAGGGCGGGATTGTTGAGACATTTAAAGCTGGTCGCCAACCTGTTTATAAAAGTGTCATGGAATCTTTGGGGACTACTGGTGTAGAGCCTCAAGGTGGTTTCCAAAAGATTATTGGTCAAGGTACAGAGGCTGTTACTTCCCCAGAAAGTTATCTATTCCCTCCATTGGCAGCCACAAAGCGTCTAGGTTTGTTTGGTCAAACATTATTACGTCCTACTGAGCAACAAGTTATTGGCTCTACCGCTGAAGCGGGTGGTCAAGCGGGTGAGTATGTTGGCGAAAAAATGGGCGCTCCCACTACAGGTCGGATTATGGGTAGTGTTTTGGGTGGTGGCGGTGGCTCTTATGCTTTAGGAACTACGCTAAAAACTGTTCCTTTGGCTGGAAAAGCGTTTGATGCCGCTGCTTCTCAATGGAGTAAGGTTCGTGGAACTATTCCTGAAGATGAATTGCTTAGAGATGTAGACAACCGCATTAGCAATATCTTTATTGCCGCAGGTTCTGCCGATCCAACAATCATGGATACGATTACCAAAGCCGCCAAAGCACAACAAAATCTTTCATTGAAAACACCTGGTGGTGCGCCAATACAGATGCCTGTAAGTTCTTTGTTGGCAGACAATCCTGTTGTCAATCAATTGATCCAAAGTCTTTCTGCTAAAGACCCTGTGTTTAGAGCGCAGTATGGCAATCAGTTTGAGCAAGCAAAACAGGCTTTGGCTGCTAGTCAAGTTCGATTGTTTGGTGACCCATCTAAAGTTAAAGTGGATATTTCACCACTTGATTTGGCTAAACCACAAGCCCGTAGAACTCGCACCATTGATGAGCAGATTGCAGACACCTATAAGGACGCTACGCTTGATCCTAATGTCTTTGGTCAACGGGTTTCTGCACTTGTTGCCGCCAAAGAAGATGCGGCATTAAAATCAGTTCAGCCGCTTTATTCAGAGGCTTTTGACATTGCAAAACAGAATAATGTTAAATTACCTGCCAACTCGGTGGATGACATCTTTAACTTTGTTGCGGGTGAGCAAGCATCTGACATCTTCAAAACTTTCCCGTCTATCTACAATCGTGTGAAGGCTAAATTTCGTCCTTCAGAAGTACCACCTAGTCCCATTCTTACCGCAGAAGGCAAGCCTATGACTGAGGGTGGCATTAAGTTTTCTGCCGCTACAGTAGAAGATTTGGACTCTCTCAAGCGAGAAATCAATAAGCAATTGCGTAAAACAAGCGAACCTGCTGATATTCGACTGCTCTCAGAGTTAAAAGCCCGTGTTGGTGGACACATTGACAACCTTGATCCTGACTTTGTTCAGGCTTATCGCAATGCAGATGCTTCTTACTTCCAAAAGGTTGGTTTGCCATTCAATTCTGAAACATTGAAGGCTGTTGACCGAAAGAAGTTTGTTGAGCAGATTGCTCCCGCCATCATTGGCAACAAGTCTAATGTTGATGACTTTATTAAAGCTACTGGCGAAGAGGGTGTTCGTGTTGCTAGAGATGCCTTCTATGACAGTTTCAGTCGTGCGGCTTTAAAGAATGATGTTATCGACCCCAAAGCGGCTAATAAATGGCTTACCAAAAATCAAGGTGGGATGTCTTTAGTGCCAGGCTTAGAGGATGAACTTCGTACTGCTTCAAACAATGTTACTGCCCTGATTGCAGAGCGTAATCGTTTGGATGCCGCCTTTAAGAAGGTTGCTGGTGACCAAATCATAAGTTCTGGTGGTTTTAAGAGTCCACAAGATTTGGTTTCTAGAATGTATGGCGATGTGAACTTTACCAATAAGTTCATGCAACAGTATGGGGCTAATAAGGATGCAGTAAATGCGGCTCGTTCTTTCATGTTGGATGACATTGTTCGTGCGGGTGATCCAGTTGCAGTATTGAACGATAGAACAAAAGCGGCTGTGTTTAACAGAGTGTTTGGCCCAACATACGCTCAGAAGATTCAAGACTTTGCTTTGGTTTCTGGCAGACTGAATAGAGACTTGACCAATGTGCCATTTAAGGTCGAAACAGTACCCAAAACACCATTTGAGAGTGTTGTTGGCATACCTCCAGAGCAAGTTATTTCACGCTTCACAAACCCTGTTTCTGGGCCGTTCTATGCCATTAGTTCATTGATGAGTAAGTTTTGGGCAAACAAGGCATCGGCAGCAACAGAAGAGAAGCTGAAGACTCTATTGCTAAACCCTTCTGAGGCAGTAAAAGTTTTTGAATCTCTAAAGCAAAAGAATGGTGCTTTTGACCAAGATAAAATTCAAGAAGCTATCAGGATTGGTAAGAAGTTTGGCATTGATTGGGGTCGTGATGCAATTCAAGATATTGCAACTGGTGCAGCTAGAGGCGCTGTTCAACCAATGACTGAAGAATAATGAAAGACTGGCTGATTGCATTCATTGCCGCAGCCTGTTTTTCTGTCTTCATTATCTTTTGTAGTTACATCATCATTTGGGCGTACCCGTGAAATGGCTAATAGCACTTGTTTTAACTCTAGCACTTCACTCTACAGGGCAAGACCTATGTAGTGTGCGGGAGTTTTACTCAATTGCTTGGGGTGTGCATGACCCGACTGAGAGACATAGAAAGATGGCTGAGTGGCTTACAAAACATCAGCAGTTATGTAAAAGTACCGACTTTATGGTAATTTGGAATAACTTGAGTGAATGGGGTGGAACTTCTGATTCGCACAACTTGAGAGCATTGGTGATTAGTGGGTATAAAAACGCACTTGAGAGGGAGAAAAAATGACCATCGACACCATCAAATTGTTTCCTACTGTTCAGCCATCAGGGTATCCAGACAGGCACGATCTTGCCCAAGTAAAGCTAGAAAAACAGCATGAAATGAACAAGGCAAATGAAGTAGCAAAGCAAAAACAGACAGAACTGCAAGACTTAGCGTTTGAGATTTATACTAAAAAAGTAGTTCAAGAGCGACTCCGTATGGAGATATTTCAGAATCGTAAACTGGATATTTATGTATGACCAAGAAACCAATAAAACCATCAATAGAAGTCAAAGACAAGTTAACCCTGTGGGTGACTCTCATGGTAAGCGCAACCCTGTGCATCTCTGTTTTGGCTATGGTAATCAGCTTTATGCTTGGCCTCTGGGCCAAAGAAGTGGACAACGCAGAGATATTCAAAATGATTTCACCCGCTTTTTCTACACTTATCGGAGGCATGATTGGCTTCCTGAGTGGTATCAAGCTGATGCAAAATGACGAAAAATCTAAATGTAAGGAATAACCATGTTTGAAATGCTATCTGGTGGAATACTAGGCTCAATCTTTGGTGGGGTGTTTCGCCTAGCCCCTGAAGTTCTTAAATGGATGGATAAGAAGAATGAGCGTGAGCATGAACTCAATATGTTTAAGTTTCAATGCGATCTTGAACAACAAAGAGGCGCACAGAAACTCGCAGAAATAGGCGCACAAAGAGAGGCCGCTGTTGACGTAGGTGTCATGAATGCCTTTCAATCAGCCATAGAACAGCAAGCAACGATGGTTAAAGCCGCAGGTGGATGGGTAGCCTCACTTTCAGCTTCTGTACGTCCTGTAGTCACCTATTGGGTGCTGTTTGTTTGGTCATTCATCCATGTTTGGTTTGCATGGAACGCATGGCTTGGTGGCGCACCCGCTGTTGAAGTGTTCAAAACAATGATGACCCCTGACTTTTCTGCTTTGCTATCAGGAACTATTAACTATTGGTTTCTTGATAGAACTCTCTCTAAGCGTGGAATATGAACTTAGAACTGGCAGCAGAACTATGTAAAAGGTTTGAGGGCTTTCGTTCTAAGCCCTACCTTTGCCCCGCTAACGTGCCGACAATTGGCTACGGGTCTACTTACTATGCTGATGGGCGTAAAGTGACTCTAGAAGACCCCCCAATGAGTGAGCAAGAGGCTAATCAACTGCTTCTGATTGAGTTAGAGCATACTTATTTGCCAGGTGTTCTAAGAAACTGTCCGATTCTTGCAACAGATGAAAAAAAATGTAATGCCATTGTTGACTTTGTTTACAACCTTGGAATTGGTCGTTTACAGACATCTACTTTGAAGCGAAAAATCAATGCTCTAGAGTGGGAACAGGCTAAAGAACAACTCATGTTGTGGAACAAAGGTGGTGGCAAAGTCTTGTCAGGATTGACAAAAAGGCGTGTTGCTGAGTGCGCCTTGTTAAATTAAACTGTAACAATACTTGTATAAGGTGTTGAAATGCCTAACATTCCTACGCCAGAAGATACTAAACTGTTCGCACAAAGTGTAAAAAAGTGGCAACAAGTGCTGAGTTTGGGTGATTGGAGAATTGAGAAGGGAAGTAAGGCGGCAAAGGCGGCTATGGCTTCTGTGGAGTTTAATGCTTCTGCTAGGTTGGCTACTTATAGGTTAGGTGACTTTGGTGCTGAGAAGATCACACCAGAATCTCTGGATCAGACTGCTTTACATGAGTTACTTCATGTATTCCTACACGATTTGATGACTGTGGCTCAAGACCCTAAATCCTCTCAAGATGAGGTAGAAATGCAAGAGCATAGAGTCATAAATCTTTTAGAAAAGTTACTTTCAAAGGATTCCAATGGGAAGTAGTACCGAAACGTGTACCGATACCGAGTTTATCCAGCTCTGGGGTCAACTTCAATCTGCCACAAGAGTAGCCGAGCATCTTGGAATTAGTGTTAGAGCAACTCATCTGCGTAGAAGGTGGATTGAAAAAGAATACAACATGGCACTTAGCGCAAGTGATTGGCGTGGTGTCAAATACGATAAAAACAAGCCTAAATCATTCTCTCCTTTAAAACAGATAGACCTTGGCATACTGGATGGCACAGTAATCGTGTTCTCAGATGCCCACTTCATACCTGGTCAACGAACAACTGCCTTTAAAGGGCTTCTATGGGCTATAGAGAAGTTCAAACCCAAGGCGATAATCTGTAACGGGGATGCTTTTGATGGGGCTTCTATATCTCGCCATGATATAACTGACCAGCCACAGACTTCTGTTGTTCAAGAGCTAAAAGCTACGCAAGGTGCGTTGGGTGAGATAGAAGAGGTTGCTAAAGCAGCAAGGCACAATGTAAAGCTACTGTTTACATGGGGAAATCACGATATTCGGTTTGGCAATAGATTGGCGCAACAAGCACCCCAATTTAAAGAAGTTCAGGGCTTTAAGCTGACAGACCACATAACCGAGTGGGACTTCTGTTGGGCAGTATGGCCTACAGATAACGTCATTATCAAGCACCGATACAAGGGTGGAGTCCACGCTACACACAATAATACTGTCAATGCGGGTGTCTCGGTGGTCACGGGGCATCTTCATAGCCTGAAAGTAACCCCTTTTAGCGACTATAACGGGGTTCGGTATGGGGTAGATACGGGGACTTTGGCTGAGACTGACGGGCCACAATTTACCTATGCTGAGATAAACCCAAATAACCACAGATCGGGTTTTGCTGTGCTAAACTTCTTCAATGGTCAGCTTTTATGGCCTGAACTCGTCCACAAATTTGATGAGGACATGGTTCAGTTTAGAGGCGAAGTAATTGATGTAGGTGCATTTTGAGTGCATGGCTAATCATTCTGACGGGGGCTATTTACGCCTATATCGCTGGTGAACAGCTTTTAAAAGAAAACCCCTACATGGCTATCGTGTACGCAGGGTACGCATTTAGCAATGTGGGGCTTTATCTATTGGCAAAGTAGCTTATTCGCTATCGTCTAAACCAGCAGCAATTATTTCTTCTGCTGCGTCTTCTTCAAACTCATCCTCAAGTTCGTCAATTGCTTCATATTCAACTTCCCATCCATTTTCCTCTTGGAACTGGATAAATTCTTGAATGACTTGAATCTTCTCGAAGTCAAAGGTTTCAACTGTAATTTTCTCACCGCCTGTCCAACCAAATTCCATTTCAAATTTCATGATTTTCTCCTAGTGCAACCGATTGTTGCTGTTAAATCGTAGATCAACTTTATGTCATAAACAAGACTGAGTTTTATCTAACTCTCCTTAACTCCATCACTTTCTCGGGTGGTGGTGGCGGCATCTTCTCGCTTGGTGGATTCCATCCATGCTTTTTCCATATTGCCTGGACATCCGATCCAGAAGACCATTTAAAGTCTTTTGTTGGAGTAGATGGATAACTAATCTTGGAATGCGGTGGTTTTTCTAGCATTACTTAGCCTTCATAATTCGTTGATTTCTGCCAAACCGACCTCGTTTGACCCCCGAAACTTCAATTAAATCCTTGTCTAACAAAGCACGATACCTTGCTGTTATTGAGGAATATGGGTAGTTTGGGAACATTCCGAGGATGTCGTCTGATATACACCCATCTGGAAAGCCTTTAATGGCCTCATAGACCATTGTTTCTAGCTTGGTGGTATCAACTGCTTGAGCCGCCTGATGGCTCGTTACAGGGTCTTCTCTTCTAGCCAGTTTAAACGCTGGCGTACCAAAGAATCTCTCCATTGATTCTTTCATGTTGTCAAAAATCATCATTAACTCCTATTAGGTGAGGGGAAAACTGCTCGTCTGCAAGCTAGGAAAATCCTTTGCACAGCTCTCCCCTCGGGTTTATATTAACTCAAAACGGCAGGTCTTCGTCTTCAAAACTAGCCTTTTTAGGGGCTTGTTTGGGCTGATAGTCTTCTTTGGGTGATACTGCTAAACCCATGAATTTGCCTGACTTGCCCTCTTTAATCCATGCAGATAGCCAGTAATCCTGACCGCCCACTGTAATATTTCCTTTGTAATCAGGGTGTTTCTCCGACTCTTTTTTGTCGTTCTTAAATAAAACGCCACTGTTGTCCTTCTTTTCCATCACATTTCCTTTGCTTTCTTTAACGCACTTCTTACTTTACTGGGTAGGAGTGTCCACAATGCAATCTTTTGTTCTGCATCAAGGTTCTCTCCTTCCAACTTATCCCAAGCTGCCTTGGGGTCACCTTGCTCACAGGTAGCAATCAATTCAACTGCCATCTCTTGCAAGTACTGTAATTCCTCTGGAGGAATGTTATCTTGTGCGCCCTGAGTAGGTGTAATCACTACCGATCTGCCCTCTTCAGGCAAGTCTTCACCCGCATAGATGTATAGACCCAAGCCATGCAGACTTAAAGCCTTTGTCATGCACCGCATGATGGCAGTGTTTACCGCAAACGCATCGGGAGTAGGGATGGCCTTATTTCTGTAGTCCATCACAGGCAATTGACAGGTCATTGGTTTGCCAAACATGGTAGCGGTAACAAACACCATTGCCGTACCATTGATTTCCATGAAACACTTGTCGCCAAACATCTCTACTTTGTAGGTGGCGGTAGGATCAGCTTTGAGAGCTTCTGCCCATGCCCAAGCCCATGATAGGTAGGTCAGGTTGTTTTTCTTCTCTGTATGAGAATTGACATCTTTTTTAAGTAACGCTTCTATTGACATATTAACTCCTTTGATTTTGATCTAATTCAGCATTGATGATTTCTTTTTGATCCTCGATATCTAAGTCTTGAAACTCGATAAAGTGGTTTTCATGGCAACAACTCCAGCTTTCGCCCTTGGGTTCTAAGCAATAACAGCAGTACAAAATGTCTGCAAACTGCTCTCTGTACTGTTCAAACAATGTCTTCATATTCACTCCTTTAGTTTATTAAAATTGTCCGTTTTTGCAATTCGTCCCTGAATGATCTCCAATGGAAGTCGTTGGCCTCAAGTTTCGATGGCATTGCAACTTTTTAACACGATGGACTTCGCATAAACACTGACCAACACCTCTAATATGCCACATGGATTCCTGAATTTACATAGGGGTTTTCCCTAATTTACGCAACTTTTTTATGATGTTAGGCTACTCGTATGAAAACTGAAATACTTGAAAAAAGATGCGCTGAAGCCTTGCTTGGGTACTCTCAAACAATGGCAGATGCTTATACAACCGAACCAGAGGACTTTGATGCGGCTGTAACAGCTTTGCTTGCCAGAACGCTAGAACTCCATCTAAACCGAACAATCAACTTGGAGAACCTTTACCAATGACCCAAGAATCCGTAATCCGAGCATTACAAAACGGCCCACTTACTTCCTACCAAATAGAGGATTTAACAGGCATACCAAGACTATCCATTGCTGCTTGTTGCACAAAGATGAGCTACAAGAAGAAACTAAAAATCGGGAAAATCAAGATTGGGCGATCATGGGTTTCTCAGTACACGCTAGAGCCACACATGATTGAAGCCACAAAAGCCGCTAACGATGAACCCTACGACAAGCTAAACCCGTTTGACATCAGAAACGCTAAAGGTATCTTCACTAAGGCTGAGTATGCTTCTATGAACAACCAAGCTATTCGTTTGTTTGGCAGAAAACCAACAAATGAAATCACAAATAATCAATTTATTTGAAAAAACTTCTTGACACATGAAAGAACTGTGTATAATCCTAATCGTCTGAGTGGCATCAGGCGATGAAAACGATACGAAACCCCATAGATTTCTGTGTGGTCTTGCCTGACAACAGGCGAACTTTTGATCGTTTTCAATCGTCCGTTGTTGCTCTCGCCAAGAGCCAAGACCACAGAGTGATTTATGGGGTTTTTTGCGTTTGGCGGCTATGCAATGCGGTACGTCGGTGGTTGCATTTAGGGATACCCTGTTACACGAGCGAACTAAAGCAGGGGCGGTGGGCTAAGGATAGAGCCGAGTGGTTGGGACGCAAGTCTCAGAAGTCTGTCCGATGCGATGCGATGACATGGCTCCGAAGAGGAAGTTATCCACAAGCAGAGCGAAAACTGGGTTTTGACTCGGTAAGGCTTTGCTTTGCTCAAACATTCACCAAAGAGGAACTTATGAGGATATGTAAGTGTGGAGGAGTAGTAGGACAACATCAACTGACAAACAACCGAGAGGCTTGGACTTGTCGAAGTTGTGGAAGATATGAGATTGTTGAAGTAAAAAAACCCGAACCTGATAGGAGTCAAGAAGATGGAAAAGTTTGAGTTATTTTGGGCAGCATGGCCTAAGTCGTTCAGAAAAGGCGGCAAGTCTGCTTGTTTGGCAAAGTGGAAAAAGTACTATTGCGAGACTTGTGCAGACCAAATCATCAAACACATAGAGTGGATGAAAACAACCGATGCCTGGCGAAAAGACGATGGTGCTTTTATTCCCGCACCTTTGGTCTATCTGAACCAACAAAGATGGGATGGGGCTGAGATTCCTGAATCATTCGGGATCAAAGTTGAAGTGCAAATTGATCCTGCGCTTGCCAAGATTGAGGCTGACAACAAAAAAGCCGTTCCTATGCCTGAACACATTAGGCAAGCAATGGCTCAATTAAGGAATAAATCTTGAGCTACTTTCAAGCTATGAGACTGCTAGACAGAGTTAAGGAAGGCGTACCTTATCCCGTACGTTTAATAAACCAAGCATTAGAGCTTACTGGCGACCTAGAGTAAACCCCTATGGCGTATTCGAGGAAAACAATATCCAATGTTGGAGACAGAGTTGTTCTAGAGAAAGCCGAAGCAAGGGAGATATTCCGAACTTGGCAATCCCTGAGAGACAATGATTTTGTTCGTGCCAGGCTTGAGCGTTGCGAAAAGGTCTATGGATCAGGAGCAAGAGATCGGGTCAGGTTTTATATGCGTCAAATGAAAGAAGGA